AAGTTAAGTTAGGTAAACCAACAGCAGGAGATGTTAAGAAATTTAAAGTGTATGTAAAGAATCCTGCAGGTAAAGTTGTTAAAGTAAATTTTGGACATGGTGGAACATCTGCAGCGGCTAAGGGTGAAAAAACAATGAGAATTAGAAAATCTAACCCAAAAGCGAGAAAATCTTTTAGAGCTAGACATAATTGTGATAATCCAGGTCCTAGAACAAAAGCAAGATATTGGTCTTGTAGAAAATGGTAATAATATAATATGGCAGATACTTCATTTTACGGTAGGTTAAAGAAACTCTTTTCTACTTCTACGATTGTTAGAAATCAAGGTGGTAAGTTAAGAGTAATTGATTATGATGAAACGCAAGCAATTGCTACTAATCTAAGAGATAGATATATGAGATTGCATTCATCTACGATGAACAATACATATGAAAACTATTTAGCTTATCAACAAATTAGACAAGAGTTATTTAGAGATTATGATTCAATGGACCAGGATCCAATCATAGCATCGGCTTTAGATATCTACGCAGATGAATCTACTAGTAGAAATGAATATGGTAGGGTATTGGAAATTAAAACTAACAATGAACATATTAAAGCAATATTAGAAAATTTATTCTATGATATTGTAAATGTAGAATTTAATATGTGGCCTTGGTTTAGAAATTTAGTTAAATATGGTGATTTCTTTTTACATTTAGAGATTGCAGAAAATTTAGGTATAGTAGGGGTTCAACCATTATCAGCGTATGAAATTACGAGAGTAGAAGGATTTGACCCAAACAATTGGCAAGCTGTAAAGTTTGTATATACTCCATTAGCAACTAAATCATTATTCATCGCCGGTCAAAAAACCGAATTTGAAAACTATGAAATAGCTCATTTTAGATTATTATCAGATACTAACTTCTTACCATATGGTAAATCAATGTTAGAAAGTGCGAGAAGATTATGGAAACAAATTACATTGATGGAAGATGCAATGATTATCCATAGAATTGTAAGAGCACCACAAAAGAGAATATTCAAAATTGATGTGGGTGGTATTCCTCCTGGTGAAGTAGATTCATTTATTCAAAAGATTATTCAGAAATCAAAGAAAACTCCATACGTTAATGCGAATAGTGGTGAATATAACTTAAAGTATAATATTCAAAACTTAATGGAAGATTTCTATCTACCTGTTAGAGGTGGTGATAGTGGTACTGAAATTACAAACTTAGATGGGTTAGAGTACGCACCGATGGAAGATATCGATTACTTAAAGAATAAGATGTTTGCGGCATTAAAGATACCTAAACAACATTTAGGATATTTAGAAGATGGTAATTCAAAAGCTACATTGGCTGCAATGGATATGAGATTTGCAAAAACCATTGAAAGATTACAAAGAATTGTAGTTGATGGATTAGAAAAGATTGCAATTGCTCACTTATACTCACAAGGAGTTGATGATAGTGAATTAACAAACTTTGAATTAAGTTTAACTTTACCATCTTTAATATACGAACAAGAAAAAATTAATTTGTGGACAATGAAAATGGAATTGATTCAAAAAATGGATCAATTAAAAGTAATTTCTAAAGATTGGATTTATAAAAATATTCTTAATTTCTCATTTGAAGAAGCAGAGTTACAAAGAGAAGCGTTGAAAGATGATGCAATGATGACTTTCAAACTTACTAATTTAGAAACAACTGGTACTGAAAAATCACAAGACCAACAAGGTATGTTAGGACAACAACCACAATTAGGAAGTGATGAAGCAGGTGCACCTATGGATGTTGATACGGAAGAACCACCAATTGATGGTGAAGAAGAACAAGAACCAACACCAAACGGAGAACCATTAAATGTTGAAGATCAAATTAATAAATTAAAAGCTGATTTAGGTGGTGATGAGAATCAACAAGAAGCTAAGATGGCCGGCAGACCTAAAGAATATTCTACTAGAGGTAAAGATAAATCACCATTTGGTAGAGATGTAATTGGTACTAAAGACTTAAAATATAACAGTAGAAACGAAAATTTTATTGATTCTATTAAAAAATCTATAACTAAAGGTGGTTCAAAGATAATAAATGAAGGAAAATCTATGATGGATGAACAAAATATCTTAGAAAACTAATTCTTATTTTAACACCTTATATTTATAAATGGAATAATGTATATAAATGAAACAAATTAAACATTCAAAATTTAGAAACACAGGCTTTTTATTTGAATTGCTAGTGAGACAAGTAACCTCTGATATCCTTAATAATAGAAAGGGTATAGCAGAAGGATTATTAAAAAAATACTTTAACTCAAAGACAGAGCTGTCTACTGAATTGAAATTGTATCAATTTATTGTGTCGGAAAGATATAATAGTGAAAATAGAGCAGAAAGATTTGTAGATGCTGTTGTAGAAAGTAGAGCTAAATTAGATGAAAAGAAAATCTTAAAAGAAAAGTATAATTTAATTAAAGAAATTAAAGATAACTATTCAATTGAAGATTTTTTACGTTCGCAAATACCTAACTATAAAGTATTAGCATCGGTGTACAAAATATTTGAATACAAAACAAATACGGAACAAAATTACGACCCTAAAGATTTCGTAAATACAAAATATACATTAGTTGAACACTTAATTGGTAAAACACCAACAACTAAAGCATTAGCAGAATCTACAATACAAACTGATTTAAGAAAAGAAGATAAAGAAATTCAATTACTTTCTTATAAAATGTTAGTAGATAGCTTTAATCAAAAATATAGTAATTTAAACGATAAACAAAAAGGTTTATTAAAAGAATATATTAATTCGTTTACTAATTCCGATACACTTAAAGTACATTTTACAACTGAAGTTAAATCTCTTATTAAAGAATTTAAATTAATAGGAAATAAAATATCGGATAAAGTTACTAAAATTAAATTAGCAGAAACAATCAATCAATTAAATAAAATTTCTAATATTACTAAAGTAAAAGATAGTCATATCACTTCATTAATGATGTGTTATGAATTAGAAAAGGAATTATCAGATGTCGAATCAACTATCGGAAAAAGAACTATCTAAGTTAAAAGAAACTATTCGTACTAAACTTAGAGAGAAAAAAATCGAAGAGGAAAATACTACGGCATCAGCTGATGGATATAATACTCCATTTGCATTTGGTAAAAATACTAAAGGTGATAAAGAACGTAAGGTTAAATCTACTGGCGATGGTTTTGAATTAGCAGAAAATCGTTGGTTAGAGTTAAAGAGAGATGAGACTAGAACACCATCTCAAAAAGTTTCACATGGTATTAGAGAATTAAAAAACCAATTAGCAGAAATTGAAAAATTTATGGGTTGGTATTCTAAATTAAAAAGTGAAACACAATTAGGTAAAGGTGATTTCTTTAAAAGAACTGAGAATAATATCAGAAAAATTAAAGAAAGAATTATAAGAATGGCAAGCACTATTAAAGAAATCGATAGTGATGAAGAAAAAGAATTGGATGAAGCAGAACCAAAAAAACCAACAACATTGGATAAATATGTGGTTACAGCAACTCCAAAAGGTGCAAGTAAAAACGCAGAAAGAAGAACAATAACAAGACCGGCTCCGAAAAACTCAGCAGAAACACAATTAAAGAGTTTGACGAAAATGGATAAATATCAAACAGTAAGATTAAAAAAGGCATAATATGAAATTATCAGGATTAGTACCGATGCAAGCATTGGGAATGAGTTCAAACAGACCAACAAAATCTATCAAAGAAAGTGAAATGGATGTAGTTCCAACTGAAAAAGATAGTAACGTAGCAAACGGATTACCTCAAACACAAGGTGATGATAAAATTACTTTAAGTAAAGAACATTTTAAAAACATTGTTAGAGAAGTAATGAAAGAAGAATCTGAATATCAGAGAATCTTTCAAAAAATGTTAACTAAGTTTGGTGTAAAATCACCAGCTGATTTAAGTGATGAACAAAAGAAAAAATTCTTTACATTAGTTAAAGGTATTCAAACTGAATTAGCAGAAAGAATGAAAATTAAAGAAGCTGAATTAAGTGGTGGGCAACACAAATTAGATGTTGATAAAGATGGTGATATCGGAAGTGATGATTTAGCTAAATTAAGAAACAAAAACGAATCTAAAAAGAAATAATTAGAGAGGTATCTATATGTTATTGAAAAGAGGTGATAATAACGAAAGTGTAAAACAACTACAAACTAAATTAGGTTTGGAGCCAATAGGAAACTTTGGTCCTAAAACTGAGGAAGCAGTAAAAGCATTTCAATTAAAAAATGGTTTAACTGCAGATGGTATTGTGGGTGATGGAACTTGGAAAAAGATTATGGGTGAAGTAGCAACTTCTACTTCAACACCAACTCCAGTAGCAGCAACTCCTATCGTAAATAGTGGTGCATTAAAATTACAAAATCTAAAAGGACATATTCCTGATGCAGTTATAGGAATGATTCCAGATGTAGCAGCTAAATTCCAAATAGATACTCCATTGAGATTAGCACATTTCTTAGCACAATGTGGACATGAGAGTGGCGGATTTAGACTTACAAAAGAAAACTTAAACTATTCAGCTAAAGGTTTAAATGGTATCTTTAAGAAATATTTTCCAACTTTAGAATCAGCAGCAGCTTACGAAAGAAAGCCGGAGAAGATTGCAAACAAAGTATATGGTGGTAGAATGGGTAACGGACCTGAAGCAAGTGGTGATGGTGCAAAGTTTTGTGGTAGAGGGTATATTCAATTGACAGGAAAGGATAACTATACTGCATTTGGTAAATCAATTGGTGAAGATGTTTGTGCTAACCCACAAGTAGTAGCTGAGAAATACGCATTATTATCAGCAGCATGGTTCTTCAACAAAAACGGATTACATAAAATGGCTGATGGTGGTGCATCCGATACGGTTGTAACATCAATCACAAAAAGAGTAAATGGTGGTACTATTGGATTAGCCGATAGAATCAAACATTTCAATGAATATTATAAATTATTAGCATAAGATGAAACCATTATTAATAGAACATACCTTATTTGAAGGAAAGATTAGTGAAGACCAAAACGGAAAGTTTTTGGTTAAGGGTGTTTTACAAAGAGCAGATGCACCTAATCAGAACAATCGTATATACCCTATGGCAATCTTAATGAGAGAGGCAAAGAAGTACGATGTATTGATTAATGAAAGAAGAGCTTTGGGAGAATTAGACCACCCAGAATCGACTGTAATTAACCTTAAAAACGTTTCTCATAATATTGTAGAAATGCATTTTGATGGACAAGATTTAGTTGGGACAGTGGAAGTATTATCAACACCATCTGGAAACATCTTAAAAGAATTATTCAAAAACAATATTCGTTTAGGTATTAGTAGTAGAGGATTAGGTTCAGTTAAACCAATGAGAAACGACCATGTAATGGTACAAGAAGATTTTGAATTAATTGGATTTGATTTTGTTTCTAATCCTTCGACACATGGAGCATTCTTAACTCCTGTAAATGAAGGTGTAAGTAAAGAAATAGATGAATGTGGTAGATTCTGTAAGGCACAAGATTTAATGAGACAAATTATAGAGGAATTAAACTAATGATAAAGTTAAAAGATTTATTGGGTGAAGCATACAATCCAGCAGAAGCATTCAACAAAAAGGTTAGTAAAATGACCGATAGAAACGAACATAGTGCAGCGGCAGTTGAATTGGCAATCTATATGGATGATAGAGATGCAGTAAGAAAATTACAACAAATCAAAAAAGACCACGATAAAAGAGGTTCATTAAGCAGTGAAGATTCTAAAGAAAGAAGTAGGTTAGTTGATAAGTTATTAAAAAAAGCAAAGAAAGAATTATCCGAAAAGGACTATAAATTAATCAATAGTTCATTTTAATATATTTATAATAGTATGATAAAGTTAAAAAAATTAATGGGTGAAGGTGAAGATAAAAAAGCACCATCTCCAATGCACAACGAAGCAAGAAGACATTTCTTAGAAGTGATTTCAACATATAAAGCATTTGGACCTAAATTACAAGCAGAACATGATTTAGCACAAATAGCTGAAACATTGGGTGCTATTGTAGATGCAGCTCATACTTTTGCAATGAAAGAAAGTGGAAACAATTTTGATCCTGCAACCGTTAAAAGAAATATGAACGAATTGAACAAATTATCTAGTCAATTTGAAAAGAGTGCAAACGAAGCAAAACAACTTCAACAAAGAATGGCTTCTATGTATGAAGATATGGGATATGTATTGGGTAAGTATTTTGAAATATCGGATATTGATGAAGAAACTGCAATGCATAGATTAGGACATAGAAAACCAAAGGTAGAACAATCTTTACAAATGAGAAGTGTAATGCCTCAACAAACAAATGAAGCAGAAGGACCTTGTTGGAAAGGATATAAGCAAATTGGAATGAAAGATAAGGGTGGTAGACAAGTTCCTAATTGTGTTCCAAATGAATCGGTAGTAAATGAAGGTAATACGGCATACGAAACATTAATGTTAATTAGAAATTTAGAACAAACAAATAAACTATTAGCAAACGACCTTAAAACAAGCAAAGGATTACCTAACGATAAAAAAGAAAATATCAAAAAATCTATTGTAGTAAATCAGGGTTTAATAAATTATTACAAAGAAAACTATAAAAATCTTAAAAATAACGAATCAATCGTAAAAGAAAATAAATCAGATTGTGGATGTAATGAACAACACGATTGTGGTTGTGGTGGACATCATAAACACTAATATAAGTTACAAATAAATAAAGAATGATAATTATCGACAACGTAAATAACGACAATTTACAAAAAGCATTAAAGACCTTAAAAAAGAAATGGCAGGATTCTAAGACGGTTGAACAACTAAGAGATAGAAAATATTTCACAAAACCTTCTGCTAAAAAAAGAGTTCAAAAAGAAGCGGCAGTTAGAAAACAATTAAGAACATCTAAAAACGCAATTGAATTCTTAAATTTAAAACAAATTCCGAAGAAATTCATCGGACTTTAGTTGTTTTCTATAAAAAGTATATATGTATATTATATATTCTACATAATGTAGAATTTATTTTATTTAAGATACTCGATGAATACTCTATCTGATATAGAGTTCCGAAAGAATATCAAAATTCTATTTAAGCCGCCTAATCCTACAATGGCTTAACAAATCAAAAGGACATACGAAATGGCAAGTTCAAAACTATTGAAAGAAGCAATCGCTGATGCTAAAGCTGTTCGCGAAACTGCCTTGGCTAACGCTAAGATTCAGTTAGAGGAAGCTTTTACACCAAGATTGAAGTCTATGTTATCTCAAAAATTAAGAGCTGAAGCTGAAGACATGGAATCTGATGAAGATGAAATGAAAGAAGCATATGGTGATGATGAAGAGAAAGCAGAAGACAAAATGGAAGAAGATTACAACTCTTCTAACATTGGTGCTGGAAAGGGTGGAACAAACTCTGGACAGACAAACAAACAACCAACTTATCATGATGCTGGTGCAGAAGATAAGTTAGCTGCAGCAGATGTTACATCAACTTCTAAAAAACCAGAAGCTGAAGTAGAAGATTACACATTTGAAAAATCTATTACTGAAGTTGAAGGTGATGAAGAAGAAATGAAAGAAAGTAATCATGATGAGCAAAACGCTGAGCCGGACATGAATAACATGGAAGGTGAAATGGATGATGCTGATAATCAACAATCAGAAGATGATTTAGATTTAGAAGCAATCATTAAAGAATTAGAGCAAGAATTACATGGTGAAGGTGATGAAGACAACATTGATGGTAGTGAATACGATGCAATGGGTCATGATCAAAACGACATGGAAAATGAAGCAGCTGATGATGTAGATGCAGCAATGCACGCTGATAAGCCAGATGCTTATATTGCTAAAAACGAATCTGATGATAAAGATGAAGATGATTCAGAAATGAACATTGAAGAAATTATCAAAGAGTTAGAAGAAGAAGAAAAAGCTGAAGAAGAAGAAAAAGAGAAAGTAGAAGAATCAAAAAGATTGAAAGAAGAATTAGCAGAAGCTATTTCAGTTATCAAAACTTTGAAATCTACAATCAATGAAGTAAACTTATTGAATGCTAAATTATTGTTCTCTAACAAATTATTCAGAAGCTACAACTTAACTAACGAGCAAAAATCTAAAGTAATTGATTCTTTGGATAGAACTACAAACGTTAGAGAAGTTAAATTGGTTTACTCTACATTAGCAGAATCTATGAAGTTTTCTTCTCAATCTCCTAAGAAAGTAGTAAAAACAATGGCTGAAGGAACAACAAGAGTGCAAAACAGCACTAAACCATCTGATTCTCAAATCATCAGCGAAGGTACAACTTACGCTAACAGATTTAAAGAATTAGCAGGTATTTTAAAATAACAAAAAACAAATAAGGAAAAAACAAAATGGCAAATTTTGATTTAACAAAACTTATGGAAGGCAAGAACCCAACTTCAGTTATGCTTGAGCAAACTAGAGGCTTAAAATCTAAGTGGGAAAAAACTGGTCTTTTAGAAGGAATTGACAACAAACCTCAACAACACGCTATGGCTGTGTTACTTGAGAACCAAGCAAAACAATTGCTTGATGAAGCAACTGGTACTGGTACTTCTGCAGGTTCAGAAGAGTGGTCTGGTGTAGCTTTACCATTGGTAAGAAGAATTTTTGGTGAAATCGC